GTATCCTCTAAACGAAGTCTATATCTATATTTATTATGTTCAATAGTTATACTTTTCGAGCCCTCATAATAACTAGGTCGTGCATATACCTCCCATGCCATCCTAAACCACCTCCACTAACTCTACGTTGTATGTCTGCCAATCCCCGATACCCATCTCTGACAATGTTGTGTCAATAGCTACATTACTACGAGCTACCTTTGCACCTTTTTTATAGTTATTATTAAGAGCTTGTACAGTTATGGTATTCGCTCCAACGGATGTGATTATGACATTTTCCATATGCAGATCATCAAAAATAGTTACTTGTGAAAAAGCTGTAAATCCTTCAGTACTTGCAACTTTTAAAATCGTAGTACCAATGGGCACAGATTCAACAATATCGGTCAATGTTTTATCTAACGTAATTTTATTGGTACTGCCATCTAACGTGTCAGAAAACGTTCCTGAATTACCTGGTACACGTCCGTCTAACTCTAGCTGCACACGCATACGTTCCATTTGACGATATATTTCGATTAAAAAACGATAGGCATTATAGATTCCCCACTCAAAATTATTCGCAAACTCTGACATGTATGGTGTACCATCTTCAATGACTTCTCCGGTTACTGGGTCCGTCACATCATCATGCCATTGTGTACGATCATACGGATTTTTCTTAAAATTTAATGGTATTTCACCATTCATTAGATTACGCATTTACTTTCACTTCCTTCGCTTCAAGCTGCAATGGGAATGCAATTACATATCCCTGAACTCCTTTTTGATACTCCATCGTTTTTACATACAGCTCTCGGCCATGGCTATCAACTAATGCCGCACGAGTCACCAAGCCTTGCTCCATTGATAATTTGACATACTTTCGTAAGCCGTATTTTGTACTTGTATGATAAATTTCTTTGTCGTGTACAGTTCCATCTATAGTAACTTTTGCACCTGCTACCATGTCACTTAAGTATTGTTGTACTAGCTCAAGCATTAATGGCTGTATCTCATTCATTGCCTTGTACCCCCTGCCCTAAATCGACCACAAATACGACTATTTGTTTTAAAGCCGTAAATGCCATCGATAACATTGATAATTTCTTTTCCTAATGCTCCATGCGTTGGTGCTGTTTTAAAGCGACTGCAAATTTTATAATTTATCTGCCATGCATATGTGCCAGCATATAATAAAATAAATTCGTTTAACTCATTTAAAAGAATGTAAATGCCTACACCTGCAGTTTTAATACGCTTAACCAAAGTATCCGGAATAGTTTTAGCTGAAGCACGAATATTGAGTAATAGTGTAGCTGGCTCAAAATCACGCCACCCTTCCTCGAATCCAACAAAATCATTACCCATATAGGCATCCATAATCTGATTCATGGTGTCAATATCGCCCTCCGAAAGATTGAGCATGCATTGAATTTTTATCATTTTGCGATATTCTTCATCATCCCAACCACCGCGAGAAATGCCCTCATCTTTGCCTAGTCGATCTAATCCGTATCCTTCTGCTTGGTCCACATCCCAATACTTTAAAATGGTTTTTTGTATAGCTAAATTTTCCACACCATTTTCAGCAATAATTTTTAGCAATTTATAGTTATTACTATCTTTCTCGCGTGTGAAATGGCGCGGCATACGTTCCAATAAAGTTTGTAATCGCTGGTTAGTCAAGAGGCAACACCTCGATTTTGCTCTCGTCTGTTTCAGCTACTTCAGGAAAAGCAATGGCGACATTTTTTGGCTCATAAGTATTACCATCCAATGAAAACTCAACACGAACATCCTCAACTCCATCTATAGATAACACACGGGCCTCGGCTTTTGTACAAACGACATCTTTACTCATACCTACACCATGATGCAGTATGCTATCGTATGTACCACCAATGTATTTGACTACTTGACCAATAACTAACTCATCCCCATTTAACGGATACTGGTTGCTTTTTTCAACGTACACCCTAACATGCACTACTACAGTTGTCGCACGTGTAAAGCCAATTTCATGCGTTATACCACGACTATCCGTAAAGTTGTAAACCGTTGAACCATATGCTTGTATTCCTCCACCCTTTTTGCGAAAAATAGCCATCGCTACATCTTCATCTAAACCACCTAACACAACCGTTTCAACACTGTGTGGTGGGCGTCCTTCTGCATCTTCAACATTAGTGTCATTTTCAATTGCAATAGCAGCTCGTACCCCTTCCACTTCATCAAGTACATTTGCTTCGATGGATTCTACACGTCTAAAACCTACTTTTCCGAGAGAATCATAATAACGGTCCTGCAATTCTTCATCTGTTTCCTCATCTTGCCCATTAAAAAAAGCATCTGTATTCGTTACCGAATTAATGCCGCTTTGTGGATTCACAATTACACTTATATCTCCTGGTTCTACATTGCCTATTGCCCCATATTCAAGGGCTTCAACATCTACACGATAGTTGCCATCTTCCACTGCATCTATAGCCTCTAAAGCTTTAAAATACACGTTGTACTTTGTTCTAAATAGATCGCCTATATTAATATTTGCGCCTTTGTCTAAATTGACGATAACCTCACCAGTTGCTTTAATCCACCGTTTGCGAGTAATAACACGTTTGACATTAGCTTCTAGTGGTGCACCCTCCGAAGTATCCACAAAGCGAGCATTGTAGACCATTTCAAGTTGTTCATTGTCTTCAGCTCGTTGTTGCGCCTGCAAATGAATGAATTTCCCCAATGGTGTGCGGTCTGATAAATCGGCATCCTCACCAAATAAATCCCTTGCTTGCTCCTCAATTATTGGCAAATAATCAGCCGTTCGTTGCCTCTTAAATCCCGTTTTGGTTAACAATAACCTCCCCTCCAATCTCACGCCCTTCTACTGTTCTTGCTCTGAAATTAATTGTAAGGTGGCGTTTAATACGGTTGAAATCATACTCCACACTGAGAACCTCTGCTACTCGTGGTTCCTGATATAAACAATCATGCATAGCTTGCACCACTTGCTTTTTATTGGGTATCTTTTGCTCAATGACTGCTCTACGAAAGCCATGATTATCATTGAACATCCATTCACCAACTGCTGTACGCAACAGATGCTTTAAATTTTGTATGAGCTGCTCATCCCCGTATACCAGTTCGTTAAATACCCAATCGCCGTCATCGTTATACTTAAAAGTATGCATCCTATCACCCTCTATCGTTAACAAAAACGTTTGGGCTGTGTGTCTTGCCCATAGATGATCCACAGGCTGTTAGGTCATCCACACGGCACAATTGCTTTTTGTTAATGAATACGTTAGGACTACCTGTTGCTGCCACTGAATCATGACATATAGAGCCGCAACAATGTGTCATCCAATGGTCCCCTACTCGATGAGCAGGTATGCCGTTAATAAACACATTGTGACTCCCCTCGTCATTTGGGCGAGGCACAAAACAGCCATGACCTTTACATACATCGCCCTTTCGAATTGCCGCTCCCATAGAATTACCTCCCTAGTTAAGCCAAAGATTTTTACATTCTATAACAACATCTTTTTTAGAAATGATATTGATATTTTCC